ATGTCAACATATTTATTGCCTCCATTGGGTTGTCATATGTTGTCAACAGCCATGCTAACCCATCAGTCATTCGGCCAATAGTCTGTGTTATATCAGTGCCCATGATCCTCAGTTTTGATATATGGGCTACTGCTCTTGACTCTCTGTGTGCTCTATACGACATCTTGTACCTGATCAGATCACGCCTTTTGTCGTCTTCTACACGCAAAGTGTATTTTGTAGTTTTAAACATCGTCTTCGCTTCTTGTTTTATGTATTTTTTCTTAATATCCCTTGCATCTATATCCAGCAGCTTAACAACTTCCTCGATGTAGTCCTGCACACCAGGGTACACCAACACAGTATCACTGACATTACTAAATTGACTCACTCGTGCTAACCTCTTTGTTCCTACGTTCGCATTTTTGTTGCATCCACCTTGTATGGGATGTAACAATTCATAGTATGCTGCAGCAATCTCAAAGTTCTGATACCTGTCTGACATGTTGTGTATCACTCTTGTCTTGAGTCTTGCGATCTCTTTCTGTCGCCCACCACGTGACACAATTGCTTCCACACGCGTGTTGAGTGAATCAATATCTGCCTCCATTGAAGTCACCGCTTCGGTTTCAATCCTGCCATGTGTCATTGTTGCACATGCTCTAGTCAAGTACTGCTTTGTGCCTTGCTCTTTTGCAAAAAGGTCCATTCTCAAAAACTCAGCTATAGTTCCTACATTTTGTTTACTATGCTGTGCCCTGAGACCAAGTCTTTCCCCTTTGCACATTAGTGTTACTACGTCTTTGAAGTTCACAGCCACTCCAAAAACGTCGTCACCATTATGCACACTGTACTGCAGTGTTTCTTTTAGCCCACAAGCATCCAGGTAAACCCTGTTCAGAACAGTGTTAACAAACGATGTCAGTCTCCACCCACTAAACAGTGTGCCGGTTGCAGTATACAGTTCCTTAGTTGCATTGTCTCGTACCATCATATCATTAAGTGACTGCACAACCCATGCACCACTGGCAATTTGCTCCTTAGACATAACCGGCGCGTGTACGTCAATCCACGCTCTTAGGACTGCCTGCATATGTTCAACAGAATGTTGGGCATTAAAGTCATCATAGTCATAACATACAGGTATTCCACTTGCCATACATTTGATTTTCTCAGTAACAGCTTCTTCTGTTGCTCTCTGCCCAACTGGAAAATAACTAGGCAGGCTATCTTCTGCATCCCCAAATGCAAAATCGCTATGCAGAAAGGAGGTGACGTCACATCCGTACAATGCTCGTAGTTTACCCCATTCATATTTAGTACTTGTGCTTGCATACATACATGGCCTCCTCTGTAAGAAATCAAAGTGTTCCTTGTTCTTCATCGCAGAGAACACGGTCGTTTTATTAGCATTTCTTTTATCATCAAATGTGTTTTTGACATCAATGTCTTCTTTATATTGACTAATAAATGATCCAACCGGCATTCTTGCCCACCTAGTTCTCCAGTATTGCTTCCATTCTACATACCTGGGCACACCACCTTCGGCAGCCCCTTGCTCAAATATACGTCTCGCCCTTGAATACACTTTTTCCGCTCCTATTTTGATCTCTGGCTTAAACGTTTCTCTCTTTTTCCTCTCACCATGCCAATCAACTGTGCCATCAACCCTATTCTTAAGAACATTTGCCTCAAATATATAATTAAGCTGTAATCCTATCGTTCCCTGCAGTTGTTTTGCCATCTCACTTTCTTCTTTGAGCCTTGAATAACATTCTGCTCCATCATATATTGCACAATTGACACAATGCACTAAATATCCTATAGCCCACTCTGGTGCGACACTTGCGTACAACAGCCATGTCGCTACCTCGGGTTCAGTCGGTTCGCTACCTGATTTATCGTATACTGCTTCGAGCATTTTGATCACAGCAATCTGTTTCTTATCAACGCACTCTACGGCCTTAGTTATCTTTCCTTTAGCTTCTGGACACACTATCTCTTCTGGTCGTAAATGTATGTGGTGGTCCTGGCTCACCTTCTGTCTTTCATATGCCCCTGGCGATACCATTACTTTAGCTTCATCGACTTTTAGTCCTACCTCGGATGCAGCCAAGTAACATGTCCTGGCTTCTTTGCTCAGTGCCCTACAATTCCCAGTGTACAATGCCCCAAGGCGTCTATATGTCTTTTCCGCCATATACGATACCATCTCAAGTTTTGCATAGACCCTTGTCTTCACTCCGAATACAGCCAGCCCATATACTGCCTCGCCATAATCCATCTTAAATGTTCCCATCATAACGTTACTACCCTGTCTAAACTTTCCCGACCGTTCCATCTTAATATCACCCACATAGCCATACTCAGCTTCCAGTCTGTTGCAGACCTTACCACGTGAGTTAAGCCATGGTGATATAATTATGTCGTTCTTGTGTACGCTAAATCTGCACACACCATCTCTAGCTCCTAGGACCCAATCAACACTCCCTCCGCCGTCAGGTCTGTCGACCAAGCCCACATAAAATCCACATATTCCTTATTGTTAATTATAGGCGCAAGCTCCACCATGCCATATTTTGCAAGGTCGCCTTCAGCTGCAGCAGCTTCGGCATTGACAATGTAATCTATAACAGTAGTTCTTCCGCCCACAAGTGACAACCTGTTGTTTCCAACACTGACATGTGGTGCCCTAAATTCCACCTCAACCGTAAAGTCTATTGACTTTGTACCGCCGACACAGCTTAAGTCTAGCCACGAATTGGCGCGCTCGCTTAGCGTTGATAAATCTATGACCCATTCATCATCGAAGTCAGACCTCGATGCAAACTCGCCTAAGTACCTACCATCCGCATTGGCTGCCCAATTGTTACTCAACTGTCCGTCCAGCGTACGCCTCGCCCTCACGTCCCATCCTGCCATACGTAACATCGCAAACACTCTATCCTTAGCACTAGTGTTCACTCTGACTAATCCATCCGATCCGACTCGTGTCATGAAGTCCAATTGCTGATAATTGTTGTAATAATTGTCTTCATTTGCAAAACCAGACGCGACCGGATATACGCATGGCACAATCTCAACCAGCCTAACATAGTCCCTTGCTGGTTTGGCCTCAATTCCTTCATCAGGCTTTGCCTCTACAGCCGGCACGTGGACAATTTTATAATCAGTCCTCGCTGCTACGTCAACAATGTTGATGCTGATCGACAAGTCCTTTCGTTTGGTCAGTTTTGACTGGTCCAACCCGTATACTCCTGGCAGTGACGCTTTGCTTGTTAGGCCGAACCTTCGACATGCTAATGCGTGGGCATGCAGATATCCTGTGTCCTCCAGGTTTGCACCTCCTACATATTGTGCCATAGCATGTCTCACAGCATAGCTATCTTTTTCTCGTGACAAGTCAAACAACGATGCAAACACTGCTTCATTCAAGCAAATGCTGTGCAGCACGACCCTGTCACGGTAAGAACACCATGACTCAAAAGTTGACCAACGAACTACGTCACTAATTGCAGGACTGCCTGCCGTCAAGACTGGGTGAAGCCCACGTACTAACATCGCTTTTGGCATAAACACAGCCTCGTTTCTATATGTCCATACATGTGCTTCTAGTGACCTAGGCTTTGGGCGTGTAAGCACTTGTGCACACATAGCGTAAGCCATGTCAAAGTGCGCATGCAGCCTGTTGTTCCTGACAAGTTTCCTTATTACAGAGAATATCATACTTGAGTTCATCTCAGTAAACCTTTTCTCACTCGGCCTTGGAGAATTAGCGTAACGTGCAAAAATTGCTTTACATAATGCTGGCGAATTATGCGTAACCATAATGGGCAGCTTTCCTCTGGTCCATTCGCTGCATGCCATCAACAGTATCGCCATCTCATCTGCATTGAAATCTGTGGTGTTCACGTACACTTTCCCGTCGAGATCATTTGCTTCAGTTCCTGCAACAGCCGACGATATTTCCACATCGATAGCACCTGGTATGATGTCGAACTCCGAAAGTTTGCCTACATCAAAATCACCGTACACTTGCCGCATGGTTAATCTTACGTGTCCGTCGTCGTAGCACACGTCTGATGGTGAGATCGTGTCCACTCCTGCCTCTATGTTTTTCTTGATGTTGTACATACGCAACAAGTTGTACAAAGGCGATGCAAAGTTCTCAGCCTCATAACCTGTTACTATAGCAAACATAGCCCTCATTCCGTCCTTATCAAGTATATAGTCCTTTGATATCGTATCCCTAACCAGCTCATGTGTAGGCAACATTGCTTTCCCGATTGTTGCTGCGTTTAAGCCGTCAGGCAAATGTGTGGGCTCAACCAACTTGCCCTCTACTCTTCCGTAGATCGTCGCATCAGCTGCAAATAAAGCTTTTGGCCTGTCTCCCGTGGCGCTGTTACTACTACCTTTAAAGCTGTATTTACAGCTATAGTTACCTCCATACTTAATGTTAGATCCATATAACTTAGTATTACCAGGCACATCATTAAGACATCCTGTGATTGACTCGAAAAATTGAAAACTCATTATTGCATCAGTGATATCCTGCACTGCCAGCTTCGAAATGTGATTAGCCTTGGCCCCCCCTAGATCGTGACTGGGAAAC